CTTTGCAACAGGCGGCACAAACAAAATGAAACTAGATGCAAACGGCAACTTAGATGTCGTTGGCTCAGTCAATTCTAATGCAACAATCTCCTAGTGAAAGGACACGAAAATGGCGATTAAGGTAGGTGGAACAGAGGTTGTAGATAACAACCGACAGCTAAAGAACATAGCAAGTGTAGACGCTACAACGGTGGCTGCACTTGGAACTGCTGGCGTTGGAGGAGGTGGCGGTAAGTTTTCTGCTACGGCTGATGGTGCAATTGCAATAGGAAAACCAGTAGAACTACAATCTAATGGCACAGTTAAACAAGTTGTGGAAACTATTAATGACATAGGCATTCAAGGTTTTGGGAATAGCTCAAATACAGGGGGTGGTCCGGGCTACGGTTATCAACCCGTTATGGCTTTTTTCCCAGATTATAATTCTGTTTTTCATCTTTATATGTATAATAATGGTGCTTACTTAAGACGCAGCCTTTATGACTCAACCAATGGTACACTTACTAATACTGATACCCCATCATCTCAACAAGCAAATCAATGGGATGCGTGTATGACTGTAGCACATGACCCAGTAAGAAACACACTGGGTTTGTTAGTGCAACAAAATGATAATTTAAAATTATACATTTATTATATTATGGAAAGTTCAGTTGCTTCAAATGTAGTTTCAGTAACTACTGCTGCGTCAACTAGCGATACTTCTTCTTGTCTTGTTTGTGATAGGGCTACAGGAAATTATCATGTTTTTTATAATGAAAATCAATTTTATAGCATAAGAGCTAGTCTTTATACGCCAGTAATTTCATCAAGTAATTCTGTGAGTATTACAACGGTAAGAAGCAATGACCAAATAATAAATTTAACAGGAACACATATAAATAGACATTTGTCTGCTGCTAAAGACGAAAGTTCAACTAGTGATTTTATGTTAGTTCATAAAAGGTCTGTCGATAATGCTATGCAAGCAGATTATTTTACACACAATTCTTCGGGTGTTAGTAATGTAGGTTCAGCTTTATATGCAACTGGTTCAACAACAGGCAATCAATCTACACAAATAGCTTACAACACTGAAGATGCTAAGTTTGTAGTTTCTACAAATTACGGCAATCCGTCAACTGGACGTATCTATACACTTCTTAAACCTTCTTCTACTGGCGGCAATCCAACAGTTAGCGGTTCTCCTGTTAACTATACAACTTCTAATGCACCTACAAGCGAAAGTACTCGTTTAGTTTATGACCCTAAAACAAAAGATGTTGTTGTGTGTTATTGGGACACAACGCATATAAGGGCACGTAGAGTTGACTCAAGTGGAACTAGCCCAACAGTTGGGACTGTGCAAAATGTAAGCACTAGTGATGGTTCGGGTTATTTGTTAAATGATTTTATATATTTAAGCAGTCATAATACATTTATTAGATGGGGTCGAAGCACAGGTAGTAATGGTCATAGTGGAAAAAGTTTTAGGACTTCTACCGCAACAACAAATAATGCAACTTGGATCGGATTTGCAGAGGGCGCAATATCTGACACTGCTAGTGGTGACATACTTGTACTTGGTTCAACAGCAGAAAATCAAAGCGGCTTAACTATAGGCTCAACTTATTATGTACAGCCAGACGGAACACTAGGCACTGCTACAGCAAATGCAATTAAAGCAGGGCGAGCTATTGCCGCAAACAAACTTCTTATTACCGAAGGGAATGCTTCATGACAAAAGCAAGAGACTTAGCAGATTTAATATCAACAGGTGCTCCTCTAGCTGATGGTGCGATAGCAGTCGCAGAGGTAACTGGTGCAGCGCCATTAGCAAGCCCAACGTTTACTGGTGATGTTACATTGCCAGATAAGATTGTGCATACTGGTGATACCAATACAGCTATACGATTTGCAGACGCTGATACAGTGACTGTAGAAACAGGCGGCTCAGAACGTATGCGTATTAATTCTGATGGAGACGTTGGTATTGGAGCAACAAATCCAGGCGGTTCCAAATTATACTTACAAGATACTCATAGTACTGCTGTAACTAATGCCTCTACTTTGATAGGTAATACAACTTTTACTATTAACGGTAACTCTGGTCAGGGTTCTGATGTTATTCGTATGGGGCCAATGGGAGCAAATGGCGCACAATTTATAGATGTTTCTAATGCCGCTGGTAATGCTGCATATCCTCTTCATCTCAACCCAGTTGGTGGCGGCTCCGTAGTAATCAACAACCAAGGTAGTGATGCACAGTTATATCTAGGTGGTACGACTGGCACTAGCCGTATGTACGTAGCGCGATCAGGCTCAGACAGTGCCTTATGGAACGTTTCAAATGGATCAATTAAATTTGGTACTAATGACACAGAACGTTTTAGATTTGGTTCATCAGGTCAACTTGGCATAGGCGGTGCAACCTACGGCACATCAGGACAAGTTCTAACATCTGGCGGCTCTGGTGCTGCACCTACTTGGGCTGATGCTGGTGGTGGTGCTTATGAATTAATTCAAAAAGTTTCAATTACTTCAAATGTAAGTAGTATTAGTTTCAACTCAATTACCGCACCAGAAGAACAATTATTATTATTATTTAATCAAGTTACAATAGATCAGAGAAATCATATTAGGTTTAACTATAAAGATGCAAGTTATAATCATTTAACAGGCAGTAATGCTTATAGTTCTGCTTCTATGGATCATAATTCGGCTGGTTCTGGGGGAAATTTTGGTTCTTCAAGTTACAATTTTGCTACTTTAACGGCTGGTAATTATGTACTGGATAATTCTCCTTTTTGTGCTGCTTATCGTTTTAGTGGTTGGGGTACTGCAACTCCATTTTTCGAAGGCGTAGCTTCGTATAAAAGTAATTCTAACGCAAATCAATTTTTAAGACAGGCACAAGCTGTTGGATATTTTGGAAGCGGAACACCTACAAGAATGTACATATATACAAGCGCAAATAATTTTACTGGTGGCGAAATTTATTTATACAAATTAGTTTGAGGACTGAGTAATGGCTGAAGCAACTTACAGAATAGAAGATGGTGAACTTATAGAAAACACCGCTGAAGATATTGCTGCTATAGAACAACGTAAAGCAGACGAAGCGTCATATAATTTAGAAGAAAATAAAAATCAGGTAAGACAACAACGCAATGCCCTACTCGCAGCATCCGATTGGACACAAGCTAACGACAGCCCATTGGCTAACGATAAGAAGATAGAATGGGCATCGTATAGAACTTTGCTGCGTGACTTGCCGTCTAATAAATCGTGGCCTGATGTTACGTTTCCAGAGGAGCCAAGCTAATGGACAAGCGCACACGTACACTTTCCCAAGCACACTCTCGCATCGATCAAGTCGAGAAGGATGTTATTGAGATAAAGACAACTATAACGCTTACAGTAAAAGACTTGCAGCAGAGGATTAAGCGTTTGGAAATGATACTCATTGCAATAACTGGCGCAAGCTTATTGCTTTTACTACGCATGAACTTTCTAGGCTAGTTCACCACAAGGCAAACTCACATGGACCCTATTACTGTAACAGCGGCAATTAGTGCCGCCTCTAGCGCTGTGGGGTATTTAAAAAAAGCGGTAAACGCTGGTCGTGAAATGAGCGATTGTGTGGGCCAGCTTTCCAAGTGGGCGTCAGCTATGTCTGACCTCAACCACCTAGAGCAAAAGCATAAACAAAATAATATTCCCTGGTGGAAAAAAATGAGTGGCTCTGTAGAGGCAGAAGCACTGGCTGTGTTCGAGGCCAAGACAAAGGCTGACCACATGAGGGAAGAGCTTTATTCTTTTCTTAGCGCACACTGGGGGCCAAGCTACGTTAAAGAGCTTAAGAAGATTGAGGGACAAATACGTAAGCAGCGCAAAGAGCAACTGTATAAAAAACAGGAAGCGATAGAAAAGCTTATTACTCTAGGCGCTACAATAGGGTGCTTGATAGTAGGTAGTGCGTTGCTAGGCGGCATGATCTACGGTGTCGGATTGTACCAGGGGCGCTGGTAATGTGGGTGTTGTTGTGGCTCCAGCTAGTCAGTGGGCAGTTCGATCATTTCCATGTTGGCAGTTACAGCTCAGAAGAGGCATGTAAAGCTTCAAGAGCACAAGCCAAAGTATTGGTAACAAACGCAAATTCTAAAGTTGTATGCATTAAAATTGAGCGGTGATTTTACGCGAATGGAAAAACAAATTCATTCTTTACGATGAGAATGGATACGTCCTCTGTATAACACGAGAGAGGGCTATAGCACTACACATGGCGAGGGAGCGAAATGGTAGCAATAACAGCTAGTTATCTAGATGAACTTAAACTACTTCCAAGGCTTGCATTCTTGTGTCAGATCATACTGACCTGGAAAGTATGTTTGTGGTTTATGACACTTGAGGATCCGACAACACAACAGTCAGCATTCGTAAGCTTAGTTACGGCAATGCTTTCTGCAAGCTTTGCTTTGTGGCTAGGCAAAGAAGCTAAGACAGATAGAGGAGGTATGCAAAGTGCTCCAATCACTGATAGGCCCAGTAGCTAGTTTAGCTGGTAGCTGGTTAGACGCAAAAACTACAAAGCAAGCAGCAGAAGCAAAGCTTAAACTTACTGAGGCAGAAGCAAAAGCAAAGATATTATTATCAGAGAAAACAAGCGTTGCTGATTGGGAACGCATAATGGCAGAGGGTACTAAGTCATCAATTAAAGATGAAGTGGTAACGTTTGCTGTACTCGTACCAGTAATTTTATGTTTCATTCCTGGCTTAGAGCAAACAGTTAAAAATGGTTTTGATCGATTAGCAGAGCTACCAGAATGGTACACCTGGTTAGTGTTTACTGTTTGTACAGCAGCCGTTGGTATCAGGGGCGGCAAACAATTTTTCGGGAGAAAGTAAATGGAGATGTGGCAGTGGGTCATGCTGTTTAGTGCGGTCAGCCTAAACACACTGGTAAATTGTTGGCGATTATATTTGGAGAGGAAAAGGTGAGCGATCTCAAAGTTCCGTTTGCCCTTGTAATAGCAATGATTGCCCAGGTTGTAGCTGGTACGTTTTGGGTAAGCAAACAAGCACACAGAATAGAGCACCTGGAAAAGCAAGTCGCAGACAACACAGAGTGGGTTGATCAGCTCTACGCAGATACAGACAAGCTTATTTCATTTGCAACTTTTACAGAAAACCGATGGGCCGCTGCCTATGAAGAGTTTGGGTATACGAGGCAATGGGGAATGAAACCGCTGGAGAAGAACGATGAGTGATGCACTTAAGGCGTTACAAACAAAGATCGGGGCCAACCCTGATGGAGCGTTTGGGCCAATGACTGCTAAAGCTATTACCAATCATTACGTGTTAAATGCCGAGCGTGGAGCACACTTTTTAGGCCAGCTCGTCCATGAAAGTGGCACGTTCAAATACACACAAGAAAACTTAAACTATTCAACTGAAGCTATACTAAAAGTGTTTGGTAAATATTTTAAAACTGAGCGCGATGCTGAAAGTTGCGCGAGAAACCCTCAGGCGCTTGCTGACGTGGTCTATGGGGATCGCATGGGTAACGAGGGGCAAGGTTACTTATGGCGCGGTAGGGGCTTCTTACAGTGTACTGGCAAGAACAACTATTCACAGTTTGCCGCTGACATGAACCTACCAGATGTAATGACAAACCCTGACCTGGTTGCAACTGACTATCCGATGGAAAGTGCCATCTGGTTTTTTAAGCGTAACAAGCTGTGGGATATTTGTGATGAGGGCGTAAACAGTGACACCATTAGGCAACTGACTAAGCGCATTAACGGTGGGTACAACGGTCTCAAGCATCGAGAGAAAGAAACAAAGAAAATCTATGAGTGGTTACAATAGAGGAGCTGACTATGAAAAAGAAACCAAAGCCAAAGAAAACAATTATGAGCGGATACGGAAAGGGAAAGTAATCTAAAAACTACAGAGCTAATTTCCAATAACCATACACGCATCGACTACCATTTCTTGAACAGTCGTGTGTGTCATTTATAATACCATCAATAACTGCTACGACATGATTTGATACGTTGCATATTAATTTGCCTGACGGTAATTCATTTGAGTGCAAATGAACTTTGCATCCGCTACCGATTGTCATTGTTGGTGTCCACTGAAACCCAAGTTCTATCATATAATCTTTAAACCATTTTCGGTTTGTATTAATTCCATTTTGTGCAGATCTGGTTTGTGATTTATTAGAGCGTTTAGATTTTCTTTGTAAAGCATTGCCATCAGCTAGACGTTTGTAGACTTCTCGGTATGGCAAACCAGTTGTGATGGAGATTGCTCTGCATACACAATCGTTAGCTTGACCTTTGAAACCAGCAGCTTTTCTGCCACCGTCATTGTAATTAAAGCTATCTATAAAATCAATTTTTTGTTTATTTTCCATAACTTAGTATAACATACTTAACGTAAAAAGTCAAACTAGGTATTAGCAACAGAAAGGAATTGCACATATGCCAGGAGTAAAAACAATGAAAAAGCTAACACCAAAGCAAATGAAGATTGCATCAGCTGCTGCACCCAAAGACCAGATTACTGGTGCTGATTTTGCAGAGCTAAAGAAGAAGCAGCCTAAAAAGAAATCAATGATGAATAACTACGGAAGGAATGCATAATGCCACACGGTCGCAAGCATGGTTTGTACGAAAACATCAGGCTAAAGAAAGCAAGAATCGCAAAAGGTAGTGGCGAGAAGATGAGGAAGCCTGGATCACCGGGAGCACCTACAGCGCAGAATTTCAAAGATGCAGCAAAGACTGCCAAGAAGCCAAAGAAAAAGAAATCGATGATGGGGTCGTAATGAGTAGACCACCAGAACGCACTGGCAACTCAGGTAGGCGAGCTGCTTTTCTCCAGCGGATGGGCAAGATGCCAGGGCCAACAAAAAATAAAGATGGCACAGACACTCCGTTGTTAAAGTCGCTCAAAGCATGGGGCGCATCGTCAAAGCAAGAAGCTGTTCGCAAAGGCAAACGCATTTCAATGATGAACAAAAAGAAGAAATGATAAAGTACTGGACGATCTTGTGGCTGACCTATGGCATCCAAGACAATGCGTATCAGCACATCATTATGTTTGAAAGTTACGATGATTGTGTGGCTGTTACGGAGACAGATTTGCGTGACGTTATGCAAGATAGATACGGTGTAATACTGATGCGGTGTGAGCAAACACATCGAGTGTCTAAGATGCCGAAGCCCAAGCTAAGACCAGAACCTGATTTTGATTCGTAATTAGGCACTGAGAGTGCCTAACCAGTGCCTACCGTAGCGTATATCATAGTGTCTGATAGTACCAAAAAGTTATATTATTAAGCACTATTTATACAATATGGAACAGAAAATGCGGATTCGATTCCCGCTACCCGCTCCACCTTTTTTTCAATAAAATCAGATACTTAACTTTTTTATAGTGCTCTCAGTGCCTAACTCAGTGCCTAAATTTTAAAATGGGTAGCGGTTTTTTACTTGAAATTGCATCAATAATTCCCATATCTTTGACATATAGCGACAAGATATGGAGAAGATTATGTTACAGCTTTCACCAAAAAAATCGAAATCAAAAGCAAAGTTAGGTATTAACAGTTGGTGTGTTGATACACGTTATGTTTTGTCTGGCGGCACACGCACATTTTATGCGACACGCGAGGAAGCACAGCGATACATAGACAAGATTAGTAGAGAGTACAGCAACACATCTGGTGACGCTTGGAAGTGGACGTTTGAAGAGCTGCGTATAGAGTACCTCAAAATGGTTAAGCGAAAAGTAGACAGCGGAAAGCGTTCTGAGAGCTACTACACTGACTGTGATCGTTACACAAAAGTTTTTAACGATTGCTTAGTTAATGATCAGCCTGTTGCATCGATGAAAGTTGCTGACCTTACAAAAGGCCACGTTGCAAATATTATTGTTCCGCAAATAGGCCAACATAGATCAGACCGCACAGTCAAAAATCATTTTTGCAAAATACAGAAGATGATGGACTTTGCATTAACATCTGGTTGTCGTGAAACGGATCCTGTTCGTGGCATCGAGCGAGAGGGTACAGTTCCAGCCAAAGACGAT